TGGGCGAAGTGAGTTTCGTGGCGCTGGGCGCGGACGACAACACGTCTGCCGCCATCGCCGCCAACAAGGAGATGACCATGCCGCAGACGACCGAGCCCGCCGTGACCAGTCCCGTTTCCGCAGCCGATGGCGCGCCGCAGACGCCCGAGGCGATCCGCGCCCAGGCCGCCGCCGAGATGAAACGCATCTCAGCGATCCAGAAGATCTGCGGGTCCAAGCACGGCGAGATCGCCGCCAAGGCGGTCGAAGAGAACTGGGACGCCACGCGCACTGAATTGGAAGTCCTGCGGGCCGACCGGCCCGCCGCGCCCGCCGCGCATATCCCCGACCACACTGTCACCGATGACATCCTGCTCGCGGCCGCGTGCCAGGCGGCGCGCCTGCCGGGCCACGAGAAGCTGTTCGAGGCCCGCACGCTGGACGCGTCGCATAAGGCGTTCCGCGGGCGGCTGGGTTTGCAGCGACTGCTCATGGAAGGGGCGTGGGCCAACGGCTACGGCGGTCGCACGTTCGACGATGACCGCGACGGCGCGCTCCGCGCCGCGTTCAGCACATTCCGGCTACCGGGCATCCTGCAGAACATCGCCAACAAGTTCCTGCTCGCCGGGTTCATGAGCGTTGAGAGCGCCTGGCAGCAGATCGCCGCGACCCGCCCGGTGCGCGACTTCAAGACCGTCACCAGCTACCGCATGACCGGCGCGTTCGAGTACGACGAGGTCGGCCCCGACGGCGAGCTGAAACACGGGCAGGTGGACGAGGAGAACTTCACCAACCAAGCCAAGACGTACGGCAAGATGTTCTCCGTCACCCGCACGGATCTGATCAACGATGACCTGGGAGCGCTGACCAGCCTGCCGCAGCGTATCGGCCGGGGCGGCGCGCTGAAACTCAACAAGGTCTTCTGGGCCACGTTCCTGGGCAACGCCGCGTTCTTCACCGCGGCGCGGGGCAACTACAAGGAAGGCGCGGATACGGCACTCTCCATTGATGGTCTGACCGCCGCCGAGTTGTTGTTCCTCGAGCAGAAGGACGCCGAAGGCAGCCCGCTGGGCATCGTGCCCCGCATCCTGCTGGTCCCGCCGGCGCTCCTCGTGCGCGGCACGCAACTCATGCAGTCGACCGATGTCCGCGACACCACCGCCAGCACCAAGTATCTGACCAACAACCCGCACGCCGGGAAATTCAGCGTCGTCTACTCGGCCTACCTGGCTAACGCCACGCTCGCGGGCAACAGCGCCAAGGCGTGGTACGTGCTGGCCGATCCCAACGACCTGCCGGTGATCGAGGTCGCGTTCCTCAACGGGCAGCAGACGCCCACGGTGGAACGCGCCGACGCCGACTTCAACGTGCTGGGCATCCAGTTCCGTGGCTATTTCGACTTCGGCGTCGCGCTCCAGGACTACCGGGGCGGCGTGAAGCTCAAGGGCGAGGCGTAATCGTCCCGGCCCACGATTGGCTCTTACGAGGCACTCTGACTGAAAGGAAACAACCATGCCTGCTCGATTCGTTCACGACGGCAACAGCATCGACTACACGCCTGGCAGCGCCGTGATTGCCGGCGACGTGGTGGTCCAGGGGGAACTGGTCGGCGTCGCCAAGCGCGACATTCCCGCCAACACGCTGGGCAGCTTGGCGGTCGAAGGCGTCTTCGACTTCCCCAAGGCGACGGGCGCTGGCTCGGCGATCACCGCCGGGGCCAACGTCTACTGGAGCGCCGGCACCCAGGTCGCCACGACCACCGCTACCGGCAACAAGCTGATCGGCAAGACAACCAAAGCGGCCGCCGACGCGGACGCGACGGTGCGCGCGCGCCTGGCGCAGTAAAGGTGAACCGTGACGGACCTGCTCGAACGATCCTCGGCCTGGCTGGAGAACCAGCGCGTCAAGCACATGACGCGCCCGGTCGTCTACCAGCGCGGGGCCGAGTCGGTCGAGGTGCCGGCGACGATCGGCCAGACGGTCTTTCAGATCGACGACGGCACGGGCGCACTGCTGCGAACCGAGAGCCGGGACTACCTGGTCACTGCGGCCGACCTGGTGCTGGCCGGTTCTCCGGCCCTTCCGCAGCGCGGCGACCGCATCCGCGAGACTCAAGGCGCGCAGGTGTTTGTCTATGAAGTCATGGCCCCGGGCGACGAACCCCACTGGCGATGGAGTGATCCATACCGCCGCACCGTGCGGGTCCATACGAAGCAGATCGACGTGGAGGTAGCGCCATGAGCAGGCGGTGGCTCAACTCGTTGGACGTGGAATACGACCCGATCAAGGGGGCGATCCTGACCGATCAGGCGTCGCCCTCGACTCTCGTCGGCGGCACCCGCACGGCCAACCCCGGCACGCCGCAGAAGCTCGTGGCCACGGCCACGCCGTGCCGGTTCGTGTGGATCGGGGCGCGGGTGGACGACTACGGCAATCCGCTGAACTACTACCCCGTGTTCATCGGCGACAGCGCCGGTCAGAACCTCCCCGTGATGCCCAGCAACTACGAGGGGCTGATCCTCCGCATCGACGACGCCAGCAAGCTCTATGTGCGAACGGTGAACTCGGGCGAAGGCGTGGCCTATCGCATCTTCGCATGACCCCCGGAAGGTGAAACGGTGACGATCTACTCGGCACAATCCGGCGACTGGTTCGACTCCTCCACATGGAACGGTGGGGTCGTGCCCGATCCGTACAACGACGATGTGGTCATCGTCAGCGGCCACTCTGTTGATCTGGGCAACGGCAACTCCACAAGCATCGAATCGGGCCACTCGCTAACCATCGAGGTCGGCGCGTCGCTGACCATCAACGGCTACCTGACGCTCAACTGGGGAGGCTCGCTGGACGTGTCGGGCAGCCTGGAGGTGCAGAACTGGTACTCCCTCAATGTCTACGGCGCGATGAGCGTCCAGGCCGGCGGCTCGATCAACATCACCTACGGCTATCTCTATCTTGAGGGCGACACCAAGTACGTCTACGGCGCGCTCTACCTCGGCGACGGGGGGTACGCCTACCTCCAGTACGGCTGCAACCTGTACGTCTACGGATCGCTGTACCTGGATTGGGGCAGCAGCTTCTACCTCTACGAGAACGCCTACCTGTACCTCGAATCCGGCATCACAACCGTCCAAGGGTATCTGTCGCTCGACTACTACAGCTACGTTTATGTCCACGGCGAGGTCGAGGTTCCCTCAGGCGGCAACATCTGGGTCGGCTATTCCAGCAGCCTGTACGTCGAATACGGCGGTCTGCTCAATCTCCACGGCAGTGTGACGCTCGATTACTCCTCGTACTCCAACGTGTACGGCGGCGGCCGGGCCATCATCCATGCCGACGGCAGTTTCTACGTCCAGTACTACGGCAGCTACAGCGTCGACTCGGACGGCCTGATCGACGTGATCGGGTACTTCGCCCTCAGCTATGACAGCTATCTGAATGTGAACTGGGGCGGCCGCATGCGCGTGTACCGTTCGCTGAACATTTCCGGGCAGATGTACGGCGGCGGGCGCATCGAGATGTTGCGCCGCGAGGCTCAGATCAACGACTACTACGGCAACCCCCTGATCTACTTCGACCGCGCTTATGGCTATCCGCCGGCGCTGGTCGCATGAGGTGAACGATGACAGAGACCACTCCAACCCCGCTTCCCGCCGACCAGCCCGTGGCGTTTTCCGATGCCGAGCGCAAGGCGGTCGAACGCCTGCGCATGACGCCCGAACAGCGTGCCGCCGAACGGGCGGCGCAGGAGCAGGCCCGATTGGAACGCGTGCCCGTGGAAGTGCGTCAGGCCAGTGAGGCCAAGGCGGCGCGCCTGGCATCAATGACCGCCGACCAGCGCCGGCTCTACCACCTGGGCCAGCACCTGGTCGCCGTGGTGCGGATGCTCCGCGCCGAAACGAAGCGCGGTGTGGCGCTGGCTGACGTGCTGGGCAGCCCCGATGCGACTGAGGCCGAAACCCTGACATGGTTCTTCGATGAAGTGAAAAAGCCCAAGGCCGATACGCCGGCGGGCTCCGGCACCGGCGACGGCCAGGGAGGCAAACCATGAGCCTGGTCACCGCCATCGCCGACGCCGTCGTCGCGGACCTCAATGGCGCTGCCGCCGGCACGTTCGCCCAGACGTTCGTCGCGGCGCGGCATTACCGCCCGCAGTTCGACCTGGCGGATCTCAAGACGCTGCGCGTGTCGGTGGTGCCCAAGGGGATCGCCATCACGGGCCTCATGCGCAGCGCCAACCAGCACGACGTGAGTGTGGACGTGGCCGTGCAGAAGAAGGTCAACCCGGCGGACGCCGCCGAACTCGATGGACTGATGACGCTCGTCGAGCAGATCGCCGACTACTTCCGGCTGCGGCGGCTGACAGCGCTGCCCACGGCGCTGTGGACGAAGACGGAGAACGTGCCGGTCTACGCCCCCGAGCACCTCGAGCAGAAGCAGGTGTTCACCAGCGTCCTGACATTCACATTCCGCGTGGTGAGGTAAGCAATGGTCAAGGCCAAGGCGAAAACCAAGTTCGACGGGAAGAAAGTGATGGCGGCGGCGAAGCGCGCCAACATCACCAACCTCGGCCACGCCGGCGCGGCGATCCGCCTCCAGGCCCGCTACTCCATCCGCAAGGCCAAGGGGCCGTCCACGCCGGGCACGCCCCCGCACACGCGCAAGGGGCGCATCCGCAACGCCATCAAGTACGCCGTCACCCCCGGCAAGCAGTCGGTGGTCATCGGGCCGGACTACGAGGTCGCCGCCGATTCGGGCGTCGCGCACGAGTTCGGCGGGCGCTTCCGCAATGAGAACTACGACAAGCGCCCGTTCATGGGTCCGGCGCTGGAGAAAACCAAAGACCGCCTGCCCCCCATGTGGGCGGGTTCGGTGAAGTAAGGAGATCAACCATGTCCGTCAAACTCGGCCTCGACGCCAAGCTCTATTTCTGTGTCGCCGGCATCGGCGGCTCGCCCACCTGGACGGAGCTGACCAACGTCAAGAACGTCACGCTCTCGCTGCAGAAAGGCGAGGCCGATGTCACCACCCGCGCCAACAACGGCTGGAAGGCCACGGCGGGCACGCTGAAGGAAGGCTCGATTGAGTTCGAGATGGTGTGGGACACGGCCGACGCCGGGTTCACCGCCATCAAGAACGCCTACTTCGACAACACCCTCATCGGCCTGGCGGCGATGGACGGACCGGTCGCCACGGCCGGAAGTCAGGGCCTGTGGGCCGACTGCATGATCACGGACTTCA